CTTGAACGTCTTACTCTAATAAGTGAGCCAGTGTATGTAGAAGATAATCTTCTTGCAGCAGAATAACCTGCCGCAGCACCTGAGTAGGTGTCAAGCAATCCTGTGAATGCAGGAATACTTGGCTGCACTAAATATGGATTGATTATCATACTCTTGTCCCTATGATAGTAACTTTCAAACCTTTCGCAGTTCCATCACCAATTTGGTCGATATCAATAGTTATCTCAGCATCATCTGCTAGTGCAGTGTCAGAAATAACCGCTGGTGTTGCAGCAGTTGTAGATGTCTTTTCAGTATTGTCAATTGTCAGCTTTGTAGATAGGATAGTTGTACCACCTTCATTGATGTCAACCGTGAAGATACTACCTGATGCTTGAGCAGTTGAAAGAGATGCACGAACCGCAGTAACCGTCATAGCGTAAGGCATTCTGAAAGTAACTTTTGCAGTACCCGTTGTAAGTGCTGTAGTTTCATCTGATGCAGCTACTTGCACCTCAGTAGGCAAACCACTCTGAGCAAATGTCTTAACGTTTGCACCTGTAACTCTTTTAGTAACGTACGATGCACCGCTAACCTCAGATATAACCATTAAATCCGTAGCTGCAAGTGCTGCGCCTTTAGCCGTTAGTTCACTTATTTTCTTTTCTGCCATTTTGTATTTTTTATCGTTCTAATAATGTTTCGCCTGAATCAGAAACGTCATAAACTGCTCCAAATCCACCGCTATTAAATAATGTTTCGTCTATAAGAAAGTCCTCTGCTTCTGTCACAAAGAAATCAGAATTCTCAGCAAGTAGGTTAGTAGTTTCTAAGCCACCGCTGCTTCCATCTGCTCCCCAACTAATCGTGTTAAGAACGCCTTGTCCCCATCCTATTGTGTTCGCCATCTTTCTCTACTTTCTTTAAGTATAACTTTAACTTTTGTATATTGTTTTCTTTTACCTTGTACTTCTTCATAAATACCACCCATTTAAGTTATTCTCTCCTCGTGGGTACATATCACCGTTTGAATTAGAATTATACTCTGGGAAAGATGCCGTGTTAAAATTAATGTAGTCAACAAATCTTTGTGTATAGTGTTGTGCTATTTGTCTTTGCTTTTCTACTAAGAAATCTACTTCGTTTTTTTCTACTGTAGTAGCGTTTTCGGAATCGTGTTTATATACTCCTTTGTTAGCGATTGTATAAGCTGCAAAAGGCAAATATTCTACCATTGCCCAATGTATAAGCATAGGCTTTATATAGTCAATTAAAAGATTGTTATACGCACTTGGTATTGTATAGATTGAACTGATTGTTACCGCTCCATTTGTACCACCTGCTACCGTTGCAGTATTTCCAACTTTATAACCCGTTCCTGCCGTGTTTATTGTAGCGTTTGTAATTAACCCTGCCGCAGCAGTAATATTTAATTTTAAACCCGTTCCCGTTGCGCTTGTTGTACTTCTGTCTGTTCCCGTTGTATAGCCTGTTCCTTGATTTGTTACAGTTATTGCCGTTGGAATTCCTGACGTAGCTAAAGTAATTTCAGCTTTGATTCTATTCAACAAGTCTGTACCTAACATAGTTTGTATGTGTACATCCTGAGATATTTTGATAAACTGAATAAATTTATCTGTATCTACATTACCATTTACCGCAGTAAATTTAACTAAGTCTGTTCTTGATATTAAAAGTGCTTCCGCCATTATTTTCCGTAATTAGGGTGGTGTCCGTTGTTAGGCATATCTATAGGTGCTACTTTGCTTTGTGCGTTTCCTGTAGGTCGTGGGGTGTATGATTTAGGAATAGAGTTTACTTCCTCAGATGAACTTAAAGACTTATCCTCTACATACTTTCCGTCTTTTTGCTTAAGTTTATAAAGAACCTCATTCCAATAGTGAGAACAATTAACTCCACCTTTGAATTTAAACAAATCGTAAGGCTGCCCTTTATGTCCTAACTCTTTATTTACTCCAGCTCTACTTGCTTTGTCGATGTCTTCTAAACGATATACTACTCCGTTTGCAGTACGTGCCATCATTTTCTTACAGAAATCCCTTGAATTAGGCTTGGAATAACGCTCTGAATATTCATATCGAACCTTGTAAACAGATTTGTCTAAGTTAGATTCTCTACTTGGCTCTGATTTAATTACAGATGCTAAACGTGCTAATACGCTTTTCTTTGGATTTAAAGCATTATTTACCCATTCCTCTGTACTTATGTTATCCGCCTTTACTTCACGCTCTGTAACGCGCTCCCATTCGTCTCCTAATACTTCTCCTGCTAAGTCGTTTAATAGAACTTCTAACTCTTCATCCGTAGCTTCTGAACTTAAAGCAGCAGGTGTTAAATCAGAACCGCCTGATTCAGCAGGTAAACCAACTAAAGAACGAATCTCGTTAGGTGTCATAGATTCTAATACCTTATTTGCTACCAATGGAGAAAGTGAATTGATACCTTCGATAACTTTATTAGATGTTTCGCTATTAGTTAAATCTCCATCTACATCTAAAGGGTTTAATCCTACAAATTCTAAGTCTAAAGAGACATCGTTATAAGCTAAAATCTTATCTATAGAATTTAATAACGTTTCTTGCTTTGGTCGAATAACCATATTTTCAAATAAGATAGCTGAATTTCTCAACTCATCCGCATTTGAACTAAAGCCATTTGTTGAAGCAATACCAAAAAGTAGAGGGCTTGTAACGTTATGTGATAACATAATCTTACGCATACATTCCTCACTTAACTGATTGTATAAATCGGGAGCATTGTCTACCGGTATAGAGTCTATTGTAGTCTTACTTTCAGCGTTGTTATTAAATGCTACGATTACTCGTTGACCATTTGCGCCTGTAAGTTTAGACATAACCTTAGAAGAGATAATATCTTGCTCCTCTGGGGTTGGTTGTCCATTATTGAAGTTTACTACCGTGCGAGAACTAAAAGAAGACTGAACCTCAGAAATTAAATAACTTGATATCTCTTCTTCTAATACTGCGTAAGGTATACCACCTTGATAATCTACATAGCTAAAGTATTTCATCCCTACCGAATAAGGCTGAATGAACATTATTTCTACTTGCTCATTACCGAATCCAAATGCAGGAATTCTTTTAGGTGCGTAGTTTCTTAAATCTTCCCAATTATCTGAATAATAGTAGGCTTCGATTTGTCCGTCTTTATTGCACTTCTCAGGTGCTAAAAGATGTACAGGAATATGATATGCCTTTAATACTTTGCTTCTATCCTTAGAATAATGTACTTGAAACGCTGCTTGTCCTAACATCTCAAAATCTAATACTACTTTACGCATATCATCTGCGTTAATCATAGCCATCATTTGAGCGTACTCGTTAGGCTTTCTTGAAGCATCTACTGCGCTTAAACCTTTGCCATATACCAAACGGCTAATATTGTTTATAATAGCATTGTTGGTAGTTGAGTTTTTATATCTATCAATTAAGAACTGATAGTAAGAGTTATTTTCTCCATACGTTACCCACTCATTCTTCTTTGATTCCTCAATGACTGGCGCTTCGTATTTTGCTAAATTTAAGATGTGTAGATTACTCATAAATTATAAAGTCGTTTGTTGTGGTCGAACTTACATACTGACCATTGTTTACGCTAAATGATACCAAAGGCTGATTAGTACAAAATATCTTGTCTTTAAATACTATATCACTCCCGTTTTTTAATACCAACATATAGAAATGATTTTCAACTAAATCAAATATAGCTTCTATAGTGTGGTAATATTCACCTACCGTAGAATCGATTATAGTTACAACCTGCGTATCATTTGTTTGCTCGTCAGTTAACTCCAAAGTATCATAGCTTTCCTCTCGTGGAATGAAGCTAATAATTTGGCTTGTAGCTGATACATTTAATACTATCATACTATATTAACTTAAACACTTCGATATTGTTTTAAAAAAGAAAAGGGTAACCGAAGCTACCCTAATCCAACTATTATGAAAGAAAAACTATACTGTTACAATGTTCGCGTTAGAAAGAACTGTTTTAAGTCCTACCTCAGTTGAACAATTCAAGAAGTTTGCAGGGATATTCTCCATTCCTGTGAACGTCAAAGTGTACCCAGAAAAATCTCCAAGCGCCGTTCCGTTAGAGATAGTACCTGCAGTTACATCCATTCCTCTCTCTACACCTGCAAGAAAGAACTGATTGTTTCTGTTTCTTACGATAATGTGAGGTCTTCCGTAAGCAAGTAACTTAACCATTTTATGGGTAGCTACATCTTGCTTTTTCAAGTTAGCAACTAAAACCTGCTCCACAAAAGTGGTTCCGTTGTCTCTTGAAGAGTTTATCGTTTGCTCAAAAGAATTAGTTCCTTTAAGTTCGAATTTATACACGTTTGTTACGTTGTTAATGTCATCAATAACATCCGTGTTGGTAGCGTTATACGTTAAATCTACTGGGTAAGAATAGTCTCCGTAATTGATAATGTAGATAGCATCTAAACCACCTACCGCATCTTTACAAGGCTCTATTCTTCCGTTTGCAATATCACAGCTCATTTTTTTAAGTTTTAAATATTATAAAAAAAGGGTGGTAGATATTCCACCACCCTCGTTATTTTATTGGTTAAGATTAGTTAGCTGAGTTAGTTACACCGTAAGTAACACAATCTCCTGCGAAACCATATTTAGCA